AACGATGGATTGCTACCTCGATTCAGGGTAAAGAAACCCCAGACAACGTGTACAAACGTATGCGTGAAGGATGGGAACCACGCAAAGCCGATACTGTGAAAGAGAAGTTGTTTCCAACTATCAATCACGGTCAATGGGCAGGGTCGATTGGAATTGAAGGAATGTTGCTTTGTGAAATGCCTGTCGAAAAACATAGGCAAATGAAGGACTATTATCACAGTAGAAGTATAGAAGCAAACGAATCAATTGCAGGTGACTTAGATGCGTTAGGACGAAAAACAGGACAACCAATCTATCAAGAACGGAAGTCCACTTCGAGCCGTGGCAGAGGTTTAGCTGCTATGGATGATTAAAACTTTACGCTGAAAAGGAGCGAATAAATGGCTAATGTAGATGCAGCCTTTGGGCTTGTCCCAGTTCGCCATATGAGTGGTAATATCCCTCGTGCAAATAAGTACACTATTGCTTCAGGATTAGCAGAGAACATCTTTACAGGTGATCTTGTTATTCTGATTAACACTGGTTTGCTTACTCCGCACACTGCAACAGAAACCAATAATATCGGTGTCTTTGCAGGGGTATCTTATACCGCATCAGATGGTTCATTTGTCTATAGTCAGTATTGGCCTTCGGGAACTACTGCTACAGATATTATCGCATACGTGTATGACGATCCATACATCGTATATAAAGTTCAGTCCGCAGGAACTACCGCCCAGACAAACATTGGTAATTGTGCTGATATTGTTGCAGGGGCAGGTTCGACAACGACTGGTCAATCAGGTTTTGAAATTTCTGGTACAATGGCAGCAGGTACTGCCACTTGTAAGATTATTGGTCTTTATGAGTCACCAGATAATGCTTTCGGAGCCAACGCTATCATGGAAGTGTTAATCAACGAGCACATTCTAAAAGATAGTGCAGGAATATAGGAGGGTATAAAAAATGTCAATGAATAGAGCACAATTTGCAAAAATGCTTGAGCCGGGGCTAAATACCCTTTTTGGTCTTGAGTACGACAGCTATCCACCAGAACATGCAAAAGTATTTTCTTCTAATACTTCTAACAGAGCTTTTGAAGAAGATGTCTTGTTGCAAGGTTTTGGTTCAGCACCAACAAAAGATGAAGGTGCTTCTGTTTCTTATGACACTGGTAGTGAGCAGTGGACTGCACGTTATCAGCATGAGACAATTGCTTTGGCATTCTCAATTACAGAGGAAGCTGAAGAGGATGGTCAGTACGGTTCAATCGCATCACGTTATACAAAAGCACTTGCACGCTCAATGGCTTCCACTAAGGAAATCAAAGCTGCAAATATTTTGAATAACGCACAGACAGCAGGTTTTACAGGTGGTGACGGTGTTGTACTTTTAAGTGCTTCGCATCCAACTACTAATGGAAACCAGTCTAACGTCTTGGCAACTGCTGCAGATTTATCTGAAACTTCACTTGAATCAATTCTTATTCAAATTGCGGATATGAAAGATGACCGTGGGTTGAGGATTGCTGCACAAGGCACACAGTTGATTATTCCAACTGCGTATACTTTTACAGCAGAAAGATTGTTAGAGTCTCAGCTAAGAACTGGAACAGCGGACAACGACATTAATGCTATCAAGTCAGGTGGTTATCTGCCTCAAGGGTATCATATTATGCGTAGGCTGACTGATTCGGATGCGTTTTTTGTTCAGACAGATGTTCCTGATGGACTGAAGATGTTCCAAAGATCGCCTATGAAAAAAGGCATGGAAGGTGACTTCGAGACTGGAAATGTTCGCTACAAAGTTCGTGAGCGATATTCCTTTGGCTTCACCGATTGGAGAGGTATTTTCGGTACGGAAGGTGCTGCTTAAAAACTGAGGGGAGCTTCGGCTCCCCTTTTACTATCATCTTGACAGCGTAAGCTGACACTAGCCAAGACAAGGAGATATACATGGCTAATACAACTTTTACAGGAGCAGTACGCTCCGAAAACGGATTTAAGGTAGTATCTAAAAATGCTACAACAGGTGCATACACTGATACAGCGGTAATTGCTTCAACAGGTATCGTAACAAATAAATATGTTAAACACGTTGGTTTTGCTACAGGTGTAACCGTAAACACCACAGCAGGAGACAGCCCATCAATTGGTGAATTTACACAACCTGCAAACACAATTATAACTGACATTAAAATATTTTGTGATACATCTCCTGTTATTGGAACAGGTGATATTGGTTATGAAGTTGGAACATCGTCTTCTGGTGCTCAGATTGTTGCTGCTGTAACAGACGAGATATTAGATGGTGGCACAACTGTTGTTGCCCATAATGTTACGACAACAACTCTTGTTGTGCAGACACAGAGTGGAACAACAGCTCCTGCTTCTGTTCAATACACAGACGCAGAAAGAACCATTTACTGCAACATCACCAATACAGTTGATGCCACAACAGCAGGATCGTTCACATTCATTATTGAGTACGTTCAAATTGCGTAACTTAATTTGGGTGAGATTAATTTCTCACCCACTATTTTAGGAGGTTAATTTGGCAGATCTTACTACAACAACAAAAATTTCCGAAAATACTCGTGAAGTTATTTTCGCTTTTCAATATCAATATGTTGATAGTGGAAATGAAAGTGCAGTCTCTAAAATTGATGTTTCTGCATTAACTAAAGATGCACATGGAAACACTTGTACAGGAATAAGAATTGCAGAATGTTGGTGGATACTACACGGAATGACAGTTGAAGTATTAGCAGACGCTGACACAGATATTATTATTTTGCATCTTGCTGAAGATCAGCAAGGGTATCAAAATTTTGAAAAATTTGGTGGTCTTCCCACAAGCTCTGGATATGGTGCTAGTGGGACTGGTGATATTAAGTTTACAACCACTGGTGCAGGAGCAGCAGGAGATGCATACCAAGTTATTATTAGAGGCATAAAGCAGTATTAATGGCACTATCAGGAACAGTAGCATTTAGACCAGATGTAGAGGAAATAACAACAGAGGCTTTTGAGCGTTGTGGTATAGACGCTCAAACTCGCACTGGTGGACAGGCTGTTTCTGCTAGGCGAAGTTTAAATATGTTGTTTTCTGAGTTTGCGAATAGAGGCATAAACTACTGGGCTGTTACTCAAAACACGTTAACACTTGTTAATGGCACAACTTCTTATACTCTTCCTGCAGGAACAATAGATATTATTGATGCTGTGATTAGGGAAGGTTCTACTGATCAAACAATAAACAGAGTTACTATTGCTGAGTACAATCAAATTCCAAACAAAACAACTGGGGGAAAGCCAAGTCAGTATATGCTTGATAAGCAGTACACTCCAGTTGTTTACTTTTGGAATGTTCCCAATACAAGTACATATAGCATGGTTTATTGGGCGGTTAATCAGCTTGATGATATAACTGCAGCTAATCAAGATACAGATGTGCCGTATCGTTGGAGCGATTGTATATCAGCAGGATTGGCAGCAAAGCTTGCAATAAAGTACGCTCCAGATCGATTTCAGTTGCTTAATGAATTATACGAAAGGGCCTTTAACTTTGCAGCGTCTACAGATAATGACGGTGTGAGTTTACGGATACAACCAACAGCATTGAATTTGACATAATGGCACGATACGCAAAAGGCAAAAAATCATATGCGATAAGCGACAGAGGCGGTCAGAGGGTTCGATATACTCAGCTAAAGACCACTTGGGACGGATTGCGTGTTGCTCCTGATGAGTGGGAACCTAAACATCCTCAGCTTACTCCTGCTAGAAATATCATAGATGCAGAGCAGTTGTTTAAGCCTAGATCGACTGGTCAAGATCGTGAAGACGTTGTTATTTACCTTGCTCATACCTTTGATCCATTTACTAGATCTTTGGAAAGAAAATCGGTAGGTGCTGCAGGTTTAGGTACTGTTGGAGACATTAATTCTGATGATATAAGTCTATTGATACTAGAGACAGGGGTCGCAGGAACTGGTGCTGTAGGAACAGAAACTATTCAAATGGAGTCTAATCCCTCAAGTACAGGGTTGGCAGGAACTGGTGCAGTTGGTACTGAGGCTGTTGAGCTTGCAATAACTGAAGCAGGGGTCGCAGGAACTGGAGCAGTTGGAGCAGAAGCATTAGAACTTTCAATCACTGAAGCAGGTGTTGCAGGAACTGGAGCCACTGGTGTTGAATTAGGGTTCTTGGAGGTTACAGGTAATTCAGGTAATGGCGGTACTGGTGGTGTTGGAGTTGAGGCACTTAACTTATCTATTACTGAGACAGGTGTTGCAGGAACTGGAGCAGTTGGTAATGAAACTATTGACATACCTGCTTGGGGATTTGGAACTTGGGGTTCTGGAACTTGGGGTAATTAAATGAGTTATACAACATTAAAAGCGAACATACAGAATTTTTTAGAAGATGATTCAACAGAGCTGACAGCTTCTATTGATGAAATTATTGCTCAAGCCGAAGCTATGGTTTTTCAAAGATTGCCAAATTTGCCTTGCTTTCGAGGTAGCACTACTGGTAATCTTGTTGTCGGGACGGCATCGTATGTTATACCAACGGCAAGGATGATAAGGCAGGTTGCTGTAACATCAAGCAATGTCGTTACATTTTTAGATCATAGGGTTGATTCTT